ATGGCAGATCGTATAAATTCTTTTAAGGTTGTTTCTATTGGTGGCCTTAATACAAACAAGGATGTGTTAACACAGGGTGAAATTGAGCCCGGTGCTGCTTATTCTTTAATCAATTATGAGCCCTCCACTAGTGGTGGCTATCGCCGTCTTAGCGGCTACTCCAACGACTATGGCACTGTACCGGGCGCTGGCTCTGTGCTTGGTGTGATGGTGGCTGAGTTCATTAACGATGGTGTGTTTGCCTGTCGTAAAGCAGCGCCTGAATCTGGTACAGCTTACTTTCACAAGTGGGTAAACTCAACATCATCTTGGACAGCTATTACCACTCCTGTTGATGTGACAATGGTAGGTGTTAAGAAGGTAAGATTTATTAAGTATAACTGGTTTGGTGATAAGATATTACTAACTGATGGTATCAATCCTGCTGCTGTATATGATGGTACAACTTACACACAAGTAACACATGCTAATGCTCCATCTGCTCCTAAGTATGCTGCTGCCTACAATAGTCACATCTTCTTAGCTGGTGATCCTTCAGAGCCTTCTAACCTCTACTTCTCTTCTCCACTAAATGACTTAGACTATAATCCAGCTAACGGAGCTGGTGTAATTAACGTAGGCTTTGATATTGTACAAGTTAAGCAATTCCGAAATGTATTATACATATTTGGTAAGAGTTCTATCAAAAGTCTAACAGGCACAAACATTGCAGACTTTAATGTTTCTGAAGTGACTACTAATTTAGGTTGTGTTGTTCCTGATAGTGTTATTGAGATAGGTGGTAACTTATTGTTTCTTGGGCCAGATGGTTTTAGACCTATAGCAGGTACATCTAACATAGGCGATGTGCAGCTTGAAACAGTTTCTAAGAGTATTCAATTTACAATTAATGCCATCTTACAAGAACTTATTGCTGAAGACATTGATGTTGAAACCTTAAGCAGTGTTGTTGTTCGTAAGAAATCACAGTTTCGTTTCTTCATTCCTAATGAGGGAAGCTTTGGCATCTTAGGTGGCCTTAGAGAAAACGGTGGCTCTATTGGTTTTGAGTTTAGTCAGATATTTGGTATTCCAGCAACATGCGCTGCTAGTGGATACGTAGGTACTAACGAGATTGTTCTACATGGTGATGCTACAGGTAAGGTTCATTTACAAGAAAGTGGAACATCATTTGATGGAGATGAAATATTATCTGTCTATCAAACTCCCTACTTCTACTTTGAAGACCCTACCGTTCGTAAGAATTTCTACAACGTCACCACCTTCCTACGTAGTGAAGGCGCTAGCACAATTGCTTTAGCAGCTTCATACGACTTTGATGACTCAGTTAATGTGTTTAATCCTTCTAACTATGATATAACAACAGAAGGTGCAGCAGCTTATTATAACGAGGCTGTATATGATGCTAATGCTATTTATAATGGTAATCCTTCACCAGTAGAGAAAACGGCTATTTCTGGTTCAGGTTTTTCCATCGCTTTCAAATACGTGACTAACGATACCAATGCTAGTCATACTATTCAGGGCTTAGTCCTGAACTACGCAACTAATGATAGGAGATAACCTTGGCTGGATATGTAAGACAATCTGCTGCTGACATCGTACCAACCGCTGTTGTACGTGCAGCACCAATAAATAATGAACTGAACGCTCTTCGTGATGCATTCGTACACGCTACAGGTCACAAGCATGATGGAACTGCTGCTGAAGGACACTTTGTTCCTGTCGTAGCTGACTTCGATGGTAAGAACAAAATTGCTGTAGACACTACTAACAACCGCCACGGTGTGTTTGTTGAAGTGGGTGGCACATCTACTGAGCAACTGCGCTTTCAAGACGGTGCCATTGTTCCTGTCACAGACAATGACATAGACTTAGGCACAGCCTCCTTAGAGTTTAAAGACTTATACATTGATGGTACAGCTAACATCGACAGCCTTGTTGCTGACACTGCTGACATCAACGCAGGTACAATTGATAACACTGTCATCGGTGCGTCAACTGCTGTTGCTGCCACTGTTACTGCACTAACCGCTACAGGCAACGCTGCCATAGGCGGCACTCTTGCGGTCACTGGTAACACTTCCTTGAATGGCAACGTTGCTGTTGGTGATGCTACCAGCGACACAGTTTCTGTTGCTGCTCGTATCACCACTGGCCTCATTCCTAACAATGACAATGCTTTCGACTTAGGCAGTGCAGCATTGGAATGGAAAGACTTGTTCATTGATGGCACAGCCAACGTAGACAGTTTGCAGGTGGACGAGAACGCCATTGTTACAGGTAACACCAACATCGGTGGCACTCTAGCTGTTACAGGACAAGCTACACTTGCTAACATCAATGCCACAGGCGGTGTCATCAACAACACAGTTATTGGTGGTTCTACACCTGTTGCCATCACTGGTACAACTGTCACAGCCAACACAGGCTTTGTAGGCAATGTTACAGGTAATGTCACAGGCAACCTAACAGGTAATGTCACAGCTTCTAGCGGTGGCTCCACCTTCAACAACGTTACAGTTAATGGCACCATTGATGTGACCAACACTGTCATTGCTAACGTTGCGTCCCCTGTGTTGAACACTGATGCTGCAACGAAGGGCTATGTTGACACAACCGTCAATGCTTTGATTGATGCTGCACCGGGCACTCTTGATACATTGAATGAGCTTGCTGCTGCTCTTGGTGATGATCCAAACTTTGCAACAACCGTTACAACTCAGTTGGCTGGTAAGCTTAGCTTAACTGGTGGCACGATGACAGGTGCCATTGCTATGAGTAGCAACAAGATTACAGGGTTGGGTACACCTACTACTGGTACAGACGCTGTCACTAAAGCCTACACCGATACATTGTTTGGTGACACAGCAGATGCTGCTGACAGTGCTGCTGCTGCCGCTGCCTCAGCCGCTGCTGCTGAAGACAGTTATGACAGCTTTGATGATCGTTATCTTGGAGCTAAAAGTTCATCTCCTACATTGGACAATGACGGCAACGCTCTGCTAACAGGCGCTCTCTATTTCGACACCACGTCCGAGAAGATGAAGGTGTACACAGGCACATCATGGGTTGATGCTGGCTCTGCTGTTAATGGCACTGCTGAGCGTTATGTCTACACAGCTACAGCTTCACAGACCACATTTGTTGCTACATACGATGTAGGCTTTGTAGATGTTTATTTGAACGGTGTTAAACAAGTTGCTGGTACAGACTTCACAGCCTCTAGCGGTACAAACATTGTGCTGGCTGTTGGCGCTACAGCAGGTGACATTGTTGACATTGTTGCTTACGGGGCTTTCAACGTAGCTAACACATACACACAGGCTGCTGCTGATGCTAAGTTTGCACAGGTTGCTAACAACTTGTCAGATTTGGCTAATGCTTCTACCGCAAGAGTTAACTTGGGTGTTGCCATTGGAAGTGATGTACAAGCCTACGATGCCACCATTGTTGTTGATGCTGACATCGGTGTTAATGTACAAGCCTACGATGCCACCCTTCTTAACGATGCTGACATTGGCTCAACAGTACAAGCCTATGATGCCACCCTTCTTAACGATGCTGACATTGGCTCAACAGTACAAGCCTACGATGCCACCCTTCTTAACGATGCTGACATTGGCTCAACAGTACAAGCCTACGATGCTGACACAACAACGGAAACTAATACACAGACGTTTACAAACAAAACCATAACCAACTTAGTTAACGACGGCTCAATCACAGAAGAAGTTTATGCACTAACTGGCACTGAGCTTGAACCAGATAACGGCACAATCCAGACTAAGACACTAGCAGCCAACACTACATTTACAGAGTCAGTGGCAGCGGGTCAGTCTTTGGTGTTGATGCTGAACGCTGGTGCTTCTTACACAGTGACATGGCCTACGATGACGTGGGTGACCTCTGGCGGTAATGTAGCCCCTACGCTCACTGCTAATGACACGCTGGTGTTTTGGAAGGTGGGGTCTACGCTGTACGGTGCTTACGTGGGGAGCTATGTATGAGTAAGCTAGCTAAGGCTATTCAGGCCGCCGCTGGTAATGCTGGCGGGGATAAGCTGTATGTTGAAGATGTGTTTAGTACATATCTTTATACAGGCAACGGCTCTACCCAGACGATCAACAACGGGATTGACCTTGATGGTGAAGGCGGGTTGGTTTGGATTAAGAATAGAATAGGTACTAATTTCCACCTGTTAATGGATACAGAGCGTGGTGGTGGGAATATACTAAACACAAATACAACAGGCGCAGAGACTGTAACTACAGCTATAAGTTTTAACACTAATGGATTTAATCTTTTAAATAACAACGGCACAAGAAATAGGTTAGATGAACCATACGCCTCATGGACATTCCGCAAGGCTCCTAAGTTCTTTGATGTGGTGACGTATACGGGGGATGGTGTTGCTGGAAGAACTGTGGCTCATAATCTTGAAAGTGTACCGGGAACAATTATTGTCAAAAAGACATCTGGAACTTCTAATTGGCCTGTTTGGCATAGAAACTTAACAAGTGACAACCATACTTTATTGTTAAACTTGACGGGTGCTC